TGATTTCTTTATTTGTGGCCTGCATGGTGCAAAGCGTTCGGGTAAAACGGTTCTAAATAACATAGTTTTCATGAACGAGATTGCACGAGTGAGAGAAACAGCTGACAGGTTAAACATTGATGAACCGATGTACATCTTGGCTGGAACATCTTCAACGTCGATACAAAATAACATCATTCAGGAACTATACAACATGTTTGATATTGAACCGAAGTACGATAAACACGGAGCATTTACTCTTTGTGGAGTTAAGGTGATCCAAGTATACACTGGTTCAATCTCTGGCTTAAAACGAGCTAGAGGGTTCACTGCATTTGGAGCTTACATAAACGAGGCATCTCTTGCTAATGAACAGGTATTCAAAGAAATCATCTCACGTTGTTCTGGAGAAGGAGCGCGGATTGTTTGGGATAGTAACCCCGACATTCCAACACACTGGCTCAGACGGGATTATATAAACTCTGGTGATGATATGATTATAGACTTTCATTTCAAGCTGGATGATAACACGTTCATGTCTGAAAGATATCGCAATAATATCAAGAATGCTACTCCAGAAGGCGTGTTTTACGATAGAGACATTCTAGGTATGTGGGTAACTGGTGAGGGCGTTGTTTATCGTGATTTCAGTGAAGATATGTTTGTGGATAGCATTCCAAAAAATATCACTAAGATATACGCTGGCGTTGACTGGGGTTATGAACACTATGGCTCTATCGTCGTTATAGGAGAAACTCCAGACGGCGACGTTTATCTGTTAGAAGAACATGCCCACCAGTATAAAGAGATAGACTTTTGGGTTGATGTTGCTAAGAATATCAAGGAACGATACGGCGATATTAATTTCTGGGCAGATAGCGCACGACCTGAACACGTTGCTAGATTTCAAAGAGAGAGATTAAGAACATTTAACGCCAATAAATCGGTTTTATCTGGTATTGAAGAAGTTGCAAAGCTGATGAAAGCTGGGCGCTTTTTTGTTGTATCGGATAAAGTCAGCAAATTCAAAGATGAAGTCTATCAGTACATCTGGAATGAAAAGACAGGCGAACCAGTAAAAGAGAATGATGACGTGCTAGACGCGGTGCGGTATGCGATTTACTCACAGCATTCTGGTACTGGAAGTAAAATCAAAATGTTTAAAGGAGGTTTTTAAAAATTGGCAAAAGTTTTTGTTAACAAACGAAAAGTTATTACAACAACAAGCGATGTAGTGACTGAAGAAGTCGTTACTGAGGCGATTAGGCTTCACATGAGTAAGTTAGTAAAGAATTATATTGAGAGTGAGGATATGTACCTTTCACAACATGAAGTCTTAAAAATGGCTAAAAAAGAAAGTTGGAAGCCTGATAATCGTTTGGTGTTTAATTACGCTAAGTATATTGTCGATACATTCACAGGTTATCAAATTGGTGTGCCAGTTAAGATTAAACATGACGACGAAACCGTAAACGATTTTGTCTCAGATTTTCGTAAAATCAACGACATGGAAGACTCAGAGTTTGAGCTTGCGAAAATGTCTAGCGTGTTTGGACATTCGTTTATTTATGTTTATCAAGACGAGTACAAACAAACAAGAGCGACATACAATAGTCCGATTAATATGTTTATCGTTCATGATAACAGCATTGAGGAACGACCGTTATTTGCGGTTAGATACACTTTTAACGAGAACAACCAAGAAGGTATCGGACAAGTAATTACAAACGATGAAATTATTGACGCCACATTCACGACTGGAGGAACAGTCAGATTTGGCGAACGTACTCAACACATTTACAACTCAATCCCAGTAGTTGAGTTGATTGAGAACGAAGAGCGACAAAGTATTTTTGAGAGCGTAAAAACATTGATTAATGCTTTAAATAAAGCAGCAAGCGAAAAAGCGAACGATGTAGACTACTTTGCGGACGCTTATTTGAAAGTTCTAGGAGTAGAGCTACAGGAAGAAGACGCTAGTCAGATTAGAGAGAATAGAATTTTCAATCTATGGAAGAATGGCGACGGTGCTTTGCCAGAAGTTGCTTTCCTTGAGAAACCAAGTTCAGATACAACGCAAGAGAATTTGATTAGTTTATTGAAAGAGTCTATTTTCGCTATCTCAATGGTAGCCAATATGTCTGAGTCTGAGTTCGGTAACTCGTCTGGTACGGCTTTAGCTTTCAAATTACAGGCTATGGATAATCTTGCTCGAATGAAAGACAGAAAGATGCAATCCGCATTTAACCGTTTGTATCAAATTGTATTTAGTGTTCCATTAACTACTGTTTACGAGGACGCATGGACAGGATTGTCATACTCATTTACTAGAAACGTACCTCGAAACATTCTTGAAGAGGCACAGATTGTTGGACAATTATCTGGACAAGTATCTGAGGAAACAGTAGTTAATGGAACATCTATCATTGATGATCCGCAGAAAGAAATTCAAAGAATGGAAAAAGAGGAAGAGGCGATAGGCGACCTTGAGACTCGTTTGGAAAAACAAAAAATCTACTCAGACGCTGAGTTGAGCGAGAGTGAGAAGGTTATAGCCGATGTTGAATAACGAATACTGGGAAGATAGATATCGAGCTGAGGAAAAAGCAAGAGAGCTAGCGGATAAGAGAGTAGCTTATCAATTGCAGGGAGTCTATCAACAACACGCTAACAACATTCAAAAAGAAATCGATAGCTTCTGGCAAAAGTATGCCGATAGCGAAGGCATTACAAAATTGCAAGCTAAGCAACGAGCGGATAAACTTGATATGGTGAATGTTGAGTTTAAAGCTCGCCAGTTAGTCGAACGAGCTAACCGCTTGAGAGAGCGTGGAAAGCAGGTTACAAGTAAAGATTTTACAAAAGCGGAAAACGACTTGTTAAAACTTTACAATCTTAAAATGAAAACAAGCCGTCTTGAAGTGCTGCAAGCGAATATCAAGTTACACCAGTATGAACTAGCTTTAAATGAGTTTGAAATCATTGATAGACACTTGGTCGAGTCAATCAGACGTGAAAATCTGTTTAGTGCTGGCGTGCTGGATATGACACTCGGAAGTTTTGAATCTTCAAAAATATCTGCTGACTCTATCGTGTATGCCAATTTCAGCAATGCAACGTGGTCGTCTAGAGTTTGGGAAAGACAGAACGAATTAAGAAACATTGTTAAAAAAGGCGTTGCGGATACTGTTTTAAGAGGTAAAGGAACAAACATTCTGATTAACAGCCTTAAAAAAGAGTTTGATGTTTCCTATGGATACGCTAGACGATTGGCGGTAACGGAATCAGCAAGGGTATACTCAGAGGCGCAGAGTGCCAACTATGAGGCTAACGGTGTTGAATGGTATGAAGTCATGACAGAATTAAAAGCGTGTCCTATTTGCCAACCGTTCAATGGGAAGATATTTAAAGTATCTGAGTTAGTTCCAGCATTGAACGCGCCACCATTTCACCCTAACTGTCGATGTACGACTGTTCCGCATTTTGACTCAAAGCGCTCAAGTAGTGATGAAGTAGTAACTAGAAGAATAGATTTAAGTGCTATTTAGCGCTCAGAAAGGAGTAAAAGATGTTTATTTGGGATTTAGTATCAATTGCTTTAGGGTGGTTGGTATTTTCGTTTTTAATGCTAGTTATCATAGCAGTTGTAAAAGCGATGATTAATGTAATCAAAAAATAAGATAAGCGTACGGGATTCCATACGGTTATTTTATTGTCCAAACTTTGAAGACATTAAAAGCTAAGGATAATCAGTCCACTCTGGACTTAAAAAGGAGGGCCTAAAATGGCAGAAGAAATTAAAGAACCTGTAGTTGAACCTGAAATTGAACAAGCTAGCGGTCAAGAAGAGGAAAAAACTACAGAAAAAACATTCACACAGTCACAGCTTGATGAAATCATTCAGAAAGAGAAAGCTAAGGCCAAGCGTTCTGCTGAAAAAGAGTATCAAGCTAAGATGGATGAAGCTGAAAAGCTACGTAAGATGAACGAGGTTCAGAAAGCGGAGTATGAGCAAGAAAAACAACGAGCATACATCGCTGAACTTGAAGCTAAAATCAATCGAAGCGGGCTTGAGCGAGAAGCCTCAAAAATGCTATCTGAGGGCGGTATCGTGGCGGACGAGAAAATCCTAGGCATTGTCGTTAAAGATACAGCAGAAAGAACGCAGGAGGCTGTAGAGAGCTTTGTAGCTTTAGTGAATGAACTAGCTGACAAGAAAGTCGGCGAAAAATTAAAAGGTAAAACGCCTAAGAAAATGGAAGACACTACCGCAGGCGAAATTACCAAAGAACAATTTAACAAAATGGGCTATCAAAGCAGAAACGAATTATTGCAAAATAACCCAGAATTATATCGTAAATTGAAAGGATGATAAATAAATGACACAAACTAAAATTGCACAATTAGTTAACCCAGAGGTTTTAGCTGATATGGTTTCAGCTAAATTACCAAAAATGATTAAATTCACACCACTTGCTTACGTTGAGCGTGAGTTAGTAGGACAACCAGGAAACACTGTAACCGTAGCTAAATGGGTATATTCTGGAGATGCTAAAGACATCACTGAGGGTGAAGCAATCGTCCCAGACCAATTAACTACAGACAAATCAACAATGACAATCAAAAAAGCTGGTAAAGGTGTCGAAGTGACAGACGAGGCTTTATTATCTGGTTACGGAGACCCATTAGGACAAGCAGCACACCAAATTTCATTGGCTATTGCGAACAAAGTGGACAACGATTTAGTTGTTGAGGCTAAAAAAGCAACTCAATATGTTGATGACGCACCTACAACTGGTGCTGCACTTGATAAAGCCTTAGCAGTGTTTGAGGATGAAGAAGACGCTCGCTATGTTGCCCTCGTAAACCCTCAAGACGCTATTGCTTTACGTGCAGATACAGCTAAAGAATGGGTTCGCGGTTCAGAAATCGGTGCTAACATCGTTGTATCTGGTACATTCGGTGAAGCACACGGCGTTCAAATCGTACGCTCTAAAAAAGTCGAAAAAGGTAAAGGTTTCCTTGTTAAGGTTTCAGCTGTTGACACAGATACAGACGATGTTGCTAAATACGGAGCATTCGTTATCAACTTAAAACGTGATGTTGCTGTTGAAACGGACCGTGATATCTTAAAGAAAACTACTGTTATTACTGGTGATGAGCACTATGGCGTGTACTTATACGACCCTACAAAAGTGGTTAAATTTGGAGGTAATGCTTAATGGGTATGTTGTTACGACGACATTATCCAGAAAAGCCTGCTGAGTCTGAGATTATCACTTACAGTGACTTAACAGTCAACGAGTTAAGAGAAATCGCAAGAGAACGTGAAATCAAAGGCTATTCAACACTAAGCAAAGAGGAACTTATCGCAGTATTATTGGAGGGATAACATGGAAAATATCGCTCAAGCAAAAATATTGCTAGGAATTGAAGATAATCTTCAAGATAAGTTACTAAGTACAATAGCCAAGTTGACGACTGCTAACTTTTTAGCATACGCAGGCGTGGATGATGTTCCAGAAAGCCTCGAGTATATTATTACCGAGGTCATCATAAAAAGGTTTAACAGGATTGGTGCTGAGGGAATGAAAATTCAATCCCTCGAAGGCACTTCAATGACATTCAATGCTGATGATTTCAGAGAATACGATAGTGTGATTAAGCGAGTTTTTTCAAAAACATTCAATGCGGGGTTTAAAATGCTATGAGATACAACGAAAGAGTGGAAATTATCACTAAGCAACAAGAAGAGTACAATCCAGAGACTGGCGAATATACTTCTAATGAAGAAGAAAAAATCATCGTACCAGTTCATGTAATGGACTTGGGGATTGATAAACAAGTCGCTGTATTTGGAGAGTATAAACGAGGTGCAAAAGTGGTTTATTTCCAAAACACGCCTAAAATCTCATTCACTTATCTAAACTATCGAAATGACCGCTATAAATGCAGAGCAGATAAACAGTCTGGAAGAGTATTCTATTTAGAAAAGGATAATTCTATTGGCTGATTTACGTTTTGAATTAAAAGGACTTGAAAAACTACAAAAGAAACTTCAAAAAGTCTCTAAAATGGAAGAGATTGAGCGTATCGTTGAAAAAAACGGTGTTGATATGCAAAAAAAGGCAGTCAACAATGCGTCTAGGTTTAGAGGACATTATGAAGGTAGAGGCAAAAATAAACATTTCGTCAAGCCTACAGGGGCGACTAAGCGTTCTATTTCTGTCAATAGTAGTAAGGTCGGCAGGTTCAAATATAAAGTGGCACCAGGCACTAGTTATGCTGCTTATGTTGAATTAGGGACTCGCAAAATGAGCGCACAGCCGTTTATCAAGCCAGCTTTTGATAATCAGAAAGAGGAATTTAAAAAAGATTTAGAGAGGTTGGTTAAATGAAATCAAGAGAGCAAGCAGTTTTTGACAGCGTGTTTAAACGTTGCCAGTTTTTAGGGTATAAAACGTACGACTATAAACCAGACGACAATGTGCCTTATCCGTTCGTGGAGTTAGAGGATACTACTTCTATACTCGTGCCAAACAAAACGGACGTGAAAGGCACGGTCGAATTGGTTTTATCCGTATGGAGTACTCGTAAAAAACGTAAACAAGTATCAGATATGTGTTCGAGTATCTTATCAGAATCGATGAAGATTGTTGAGGCGGACGGCTATTATGTAGCCTTAAATATCTCGCAATCTACAATATCGATTTTCGATGACAACACGGCAGTCGAACCGCTCAAGCGTGGTCGTGTTCGTCTAGTATTTACAATTTTATAGAAAAGAGGTTAAATAAATGCCAGTTGCAAAAAAAGGTATTGATAGTATTTTATTATTTCGCTTACTAAGTGAAGCGAGCAAAGCAGACGGTGCTAAACTAGCATTCCAAACAGAACACTCAACAGAGAAAAGCCGTGACACAAACTCGGTAAAAACTAAAGACGGTGTTTTACAATCTGTAGGTGGTATTGAGGTTTCAATCACTGCTACAACAATCATGGCGGAAGACGATGAACTTGTCGCTAAGCTAGAAACAGCTATGGATAAGGGCGAACTTGTTGAAGTTTGGGAAATCGAGAAAAACGCTAAAAAACAAGGTAACAAATATGAGGCGGTTTATTATCAAGGTTACTTGACTTCATTCAAGAAAACTAAAAACGCAGAAGACTTAATCGAGTTGGAACTTGAGTTCGCAGTTAACGGAACAGGGGTTAAGGGTTACGCAACTCTTAACACTAGCCAAGCAGAAGTGGTTCAATATGAATTCGCTGATACTACAAAAGGAACAGCTAGTCCAGCAAGTCCAGTTGCTGGTTCACCAGTTGTCGGTGGTTAGAAATTAAGAGAGGTTAACGCCTCTCTTTTTTATTGTATTTTTTAGAAAAAGGAGAAATAACAATGCAATTAAAAATCAATGATAAAACTTACAACATTAAATTCGGAGTGAAATTCGTTCGTGCGCTTGATAAAGCTTATCCAATCGAGCAACAAGGCTTGAAATTTGGAATGGCTCTATCTGCTAAAATTCCAGAATTATACGCAAAGAATATCGCATCATTGGCTGATATTATCTATTATGGAACAGTTACAGAAAGCCCACGCCCTTCATTATCGGAAGTTGAAACATACGTTGAAGAGTGCGAAGATTTAGAACAATTATTCGATGATGTAATTCAAGAATTAGGCGAGTCAAACGCAGGAAAGTCTTTGTTACAGGAGATGAACCAAGGTCTCAAGAAGAAATAATTGAGAAATCATCTTTAGAAACGTTCGAAGAAATCATTATTAATTGTGTTCGATTTCTAAATATTACAGACGTGAATGAGATTGGACGTATGACAATGTACGAATACGACTTATTGATGACTGGAGTATTATTAAGAAAGCAGGATGAAGACGAACTCTTACATCGCTCTGCTTGGCTATCTAGACAAGTAGAAGCCACGAAGTCGGACGGCAAAACTCCTTTGTATAGAAAATACAGTGATTTCTACAGAAAAAAAGATACTAAGCAAAAGTATCAGCTCTCAGACAAAGAGAAAGAATTATTGCTGAGAGCAAATACGTAAAGGAAGGAGGTATATAATGGCAGAGACTTATTCAGTCGAGGCGGTGCTTACCGCTGTAGACAAGGGAATGAGTTCTACTTTGAACGGATTGCAAAAAGCAATCAACGGACTTCAAAAATCGTCGAATGCGTTCGATACGATTTCAAATAAGAGTTCATCAATGTTCAAGTCAATGCTTGGTGCTAATCTTGTTGGCTCAGCGATTACGTCCGCTTTTGGAAGTATCAAAAGTACTATGGGCGAAATGATTGGAGAGTTGAACAGCTCGAAAAAGGCTTGGGATACGTTTGATGGGAACCTCAGCAAGTTAGGCTGGGGGAAAGACCAGATTAACCAAGCTAAAGAGGCTATGCAGGACTATGCAACCAAAACTATTTACTCAGCCTCAGACATGGCAAGTACATTCTCTCAAATGGCGGCGATTGGTCGAAACGATAGTAATGAACTGGTAAAGGCTATGGGTGGACTTGCGGCATCGTCTGAAAATCCTAAACAAGCGATGAAATCCTTATCTCAACAAATGGTACAGGCGCTAGCTAAGCCAAAGTTAACATGGCAAGATTTTAAAATCATGATGGAACAAGCTCCAGCAGGTATGAGTGAAGTTGCCAAACAAATGGGATTGTCCCTTAATGAATTGATTACAAAAATTCAAGCAGGGGAAGTCAAAACAGACGACTTTGCGGAGGCGTTTAAACGTGCAGGGGCAACCATGCAGGATATGGCGACGCAATACAAGACGATTGACCAAGCTATGGACGGATTGAAAGAAACACTTTCAAACAAATTAAAGCCAGCTTTTGATACATTGTCAAAAGCAGGTATCAAGGCACTTGAGGCAATCATGAACCAACTTGACAAGGTTGACTTCAATAAACTAGCAACAGGGATTGAGAGTTTTGTAAGCAAGATTGACTTTGACGCAGTTATCGAAAAAATAACCTCGTTCGTTGGTTCTGCTGTTGCTAAAATCAAAGAGTTTTGGCAAGGTTTCACAAATACGAGCGCAATTTCTGACTTTAAACAAGCGTTGAGCGAAGTTTGGGAGGCAGTTAAGAAAGTATTTTCTTCACTTGCTGGTGGAGATACAGCTTCATTTGGCGAAAAGGTTGGGAAAGCCTTGAGTGCAGTTTCAAAGGCATTACAGGCTTTTGCTAAAATAGTTCAAAGTCTAAGTCCAGAACAGATAAGAGCTATTGCCACAGCTTTTATTGGCTTTAAAGTGGCACAAAGGTCAACAAAATTATTGGCAAATGCTTTAATCGGATTGAGCAAAGGAGTAGGCGCAATCAAGGCTGTTTTTGGCGGTTTAGCAAGCTTTGCAAGAGTTGCAAAGATTTTAAGTGGTATCGCTAAAGGTTCTCAAGCTGCTAGCTCAGCATTAACATTCTTGTCTGGAAGTTCAAAACTTGCTAAGGGTGCAATGATTGGATTGAATATCTTTAGTAAGGTAGGCGGTTGGATCGGTTCTGCGGTTTCTGCAATCGTTGCTTTCCTCGGTCCAGTTGGACTAGTGATTGCTGCAGTCGTGGCAATCGGTGTAGCGTTTGTTGTCCTATGGAATAAATGCGAAGGTTTCAGAAACTTCTTTATCGGATTGTGGGACGGTATCGTCAACGTTGCCTCAAATGCTTGGAAAGGTATTCAAGGCGCTTGGGACGGTATGGTAGAGTGGTTCTCTAATCTATGGAACGGAGTAAAAGAAACTGCTTCAAATGCTTGGAATGGTTTCTTAGAAACAGCTAAACCAGTCATTGAAGCTATTAAGAACGCATGGAATAGCATTACAGAGTTCTTTTCTGGACTTTGGGAAGGCATTAAAACGATTGCCTCGAATGTTTGGAATAGTTTCCTAGAGGGTGCTCAACCAATCGTGGAGGCTTTAATGAATGTATGGAACGCCTTGACGGAGTTCTTTACGACATTATGGGACGGTATTGTTTCAATCGCTAAAACGGTTTGGAATGGTATTGTCGAAGTTGTTACGGCTGTTGTTGAGACGGTTAAAAACGTATGGAACGGGATAGCAGAGTTCTTTAGCAACCTATGGAAAGGAATTACAGAGGCGTCTACTTTAGCGTGGAATGGTTTTGTTGATTTCCTTACTCCTATCATTGAAACAATCAAAGGATTGTGGAATGGTTTTGTTGAGTTCATGACTGGCGTTTGGAATGGTATTGTTTCAGTTGCTACTACTGCTTGGAATTTACTACAACCTATCGTCGAAGCGGTTTGGAATGGTATTCAAACATATATCTCAACCGCTATTGAAAATATTAAAACTGTTATATCAACAGGAATGCAAATTGTTCAAGAAGTATGGAATGCGGTTTGGACGGTGTTTACAACGATTGTTCAAACTGTATGGACGGTCATTTCAACGGTAATTTCAACTATCTTGAATGTGATTGCTGGAATTATCAACACGGTTACTGCTGTAATCAAAGGAGATTGGAGCGGTGCTTGGGAGGCAATTAAAGGAATTGCGAATACTGTTTGGGAAGGTATTAAGACAATCATTTCAACAGTAATTAATGCAATTAAGGACATCATTAGTGCCGTTTTAGGTGCGATTAAGAATACCGTGTCAGCAATCTGGGAAGGTATTAAGAGCATTTTCACAACAACAATCAATGCGATTAAAGAGACAGTAGTAAATGTTGCTAACGCTATGAAGGAAGGTTTCTTGGGCGCGATGGACGCACTTAAGGGCGGAGTTTCTAGCGCAATTGATGCAGTTACTGGATTCTTTGATAGATTATGGAACATCGACTTATCAGGAGCTGGACGAGCTATCATGGATGGATTCCTTGGTGGTTTGAAAGCGGCTTGGAGCGCGGTTACAGACTTCATCGGAGGCGTAGCTAACTGGATTGCAACACACAAAGGGCCTATCTCTTACGACCGCAGATTGCTTATCCCTGCTGGGTTTGCTATCATGGGCGGTTTCAATAGAGCTTTAATGAGCGGATTTGAAGTTGTAAAAAGCAACGTGTCTGGAATGGCTGGCGGTATCCGTTCAATGTTTGACGATGCAGGTTCTAGAGTTTCAGCTATGTCAAATGCTTTACAGGGCGATTTCTCTAACAACGTATCTGGCACATTATCAGCTACTTATGAAGTTAACCAGACGAAAGAGCCAGCGGTTATTAACCTCGCACTTGGCTCAAATGACTTTAGAGCCTTTGTTTCAGATATTTCAAATATTCAAAGTAAAGAAGAAAGGATAAGATTGAAGGCTTCAAGCCTTTAATGGTGGTTTAAATGTATACTTTTAATGACACAACAAAAGGCACACCAACATTTAATTCTGGTTTAGAAGTTCAATTTGGTGGTGTAAGCCTCAATCAAGAGATGAATAATGAGGACGGAACGTTTTTTGTGGCAAACACCACAGGACGGGACGTCCTCGATTTTAACCATGAAACAACAAAAATAAAAGGGCGAGACGGTCAATATCTCTATGGTGCGACTTACAAAGATCGTGAAATTGAGGTACAGGTCAGACTTACTGGTTATACTGATTTAGGCATGCGAAAACAGTACGAGCGTTTAAACCGCTTGTTGTTTTCCCGTAAAGCTAAAAAATTAGAGTTTGGTGATGATGGAGAGAGATATTACAAAGCTATCTTTTCAAAAGTTAAAAAGCCAGAATTGGAAGACGCAAACGACACAGTTATTAAACTACATTTCATTTGCTATGACCCGTTTAAGTATACTGAACTTAAAAGTACAGGAAGCAACAAGGTAACTTATAACGGAGACTTTCCAACAGAGCCTATTTTGTACCTTACAACGCAAGCAAGTTCTGAAATTCGCATCTTACACCTTGAAACTCAAAAATATATCAGATTAAAAGCTACTTACGTTCAAGATTCAAGTCTGGTAATTAATTGTGAAACTAGAGAAATCACGTTAAATGGCAGAAACGAGTTGATGAACTTTGATGTGGTTAACAGTCGCTATTTTAAACTTCAAAAAGGCGTGAATACATTTCAAGTTGAGGGTGCTACATTGAATGATATCCAGTATAAAGAGGTGTTCGCATGATTTATTTATTCAATCAGACGGAAGAATTGATTGACGTTATTGACGAGGCGAGCCTTGCAGATTTTACGCACACTATTGAATTGAACACGTTTGACAGAGCGAGTTTTGAACTTCCAATAGATTACAAGCCTAACATCATCAAAGAGGCTCAGTTTTTTGGTTTTCAATCCAGAGACGGGGCTTTTTGTTTGTTCAGAATTTCAGAAAAATCCTATGATATTGGATTGTCTATACAAGGTATAGACAGAGCAGAAAGTGACTTACATTCATTCATCATCGAGAATAAGCGTCCTAAGGGAACCGCTGAACAAGTATTGAGTGGAATTTTAGAAGGAACAGGCTACCAATTAGGAAATGTAGACGGATTGACTAGAACAGGGAAATTGAGTTTCTACTACATTTCAGTTCGTCAAGCGCTCGTTAAAATAATTGAATCGTACGCTTGCGAGTTTAAAGTCAGATATACCTTTGTAGAAAATAAGATAATCGGACGATACATTGACCTGAATCAACGCTTCGGACGTGTTACAGGTCATCAGTTCGAGTATGGCTCTAACATTTTAAATGTTACCTACGAAGAATCGTCTGATGATGTTGTAACAGCCTTGATTGGTCGTGGTAAGGGTGAGCAAAGCACGGATGAGAATGGAGAAGCTACGGGCGGTTACGATCGTAGAATCCAGTTTAAAGATGTTGTGTGGTCGGTTGCAAATGGAGACCCCGTTGACAAACCAGCGGGACAGAATTATGTAACGAATGAAACTGCTAGAAATATCTACGGCTTACACCAAGATGGCGTTATTAAGCATCGTTTTGGTGTATATACCAACGAGGATATTGAAGACCCTACTGAATTATTAAAAGCGACTTACAAAGAGTTACAACGCTTATCTGTTCCAATCGTTACGTTCAAAGCTAATCTTTTGGATTTAGCAAATGCGATTGAACAAGATGTTTGGATTGGTGACAGCGTCGGAATCGTAAGAGACCAAATCGGAATCGCTTTTGAAGCTAGAATCCATAAATTAGTCATCGATAAATTGGATAATAACCGTTCAGTCGCTGAATTAGGCGATTATCAAACTCTACAAGCTAAAGACCGTGCAAGTCGTCAACAAGCTATCAAAGATGCAGTTGGTGACTTTAGCGAATCACTATTCGAACAATCTATTGCGAATGAAGTCGAAAGACGAAACAAAGAGATTGACGAAAAGGTTCGTATTATACAACTTGAGATTGATAACGTTGTAAAAGAATACCAAAACAAAGCAGAAGATTTCAGCGCTAAAATCCATGATGAAATGGAGAAAGAGCGTCCTGAATTCGTGAAGCGTATCCGTGAAGAGTTGATGAGTGGTGCGGACTCAATTGCTGAATTAAGTAAGAAATTAGAACAGGTAAGCGAGACTGCAAGAATCAATGCAGGATTGATTGGTGGAGACGGGACAGCTATTTACAACAGAAACCGCCTCAATGGTAGCACAGCTAAGAAAATCGCCTACGGTACTGATTATGTTGAAGTCGGACACAATGGAGAAGGCTTCGAGCTAGGCAAGCAGTACGTTATAAGTTGGTCCGCAACATGTACGGTTTACGGAAAGACAGACGTGACTGTAATTGTGAACAAAACGCCGTTCTATGGCGGACATGTTCATTTTGAGCCTGCTAATCCACACTTGCCAGTGATTGACAAAGACTTAACAAATAAAGAGGAGCAAGTATTGGCGGTTTATAACGACGGCTATCGCTTGACATTCTCGGGTGACTGGTATCAGAACGCAGTTCAGTTTGCGACGGTTGATAATCGAACCAATCGATTTGAGTTTGAACCAGTCTATAAGACGGTTGCGGACGGGCAAAATTCAAGATATGACGGAAGTTGGAACGAGAGTCCAACATTTATTTTTGATGGAGGTATAGCATGACAGAAACAATACCAATTAGAGTACAGCATAAACGAATGACAGCTAGTGAGTGGGCAGATAGCTCTCTTGTATTGCTTGACGGTGAACTCGGAGTTGAGAGTGATACGGGAAGAATCAAGGTCGGAAACGGTCATGACCTATACTCGGCTTTGCAATATCTAACAGGACCAAAAGGAGACCGTGGAGAGCGTGGCGAACAAGGACCAAAAGGTGCGGACGGAGTTCTTCGTTTTGAGGACTTAACAAGTCAACAAAGAGAAACATTAAAAGGCGCTCAAGGACCAGTTGGACCAGCGGGACCAATAGGACCTCAAGGACCGACAGGACCAGCAGGGACTCAAGGTATCAAAGGGGAGACTGGCGAGCCAGGTCAAAATATTATCAATCAGAACGGTGGACAACCGTTGAAATATTGGGCTGGAACGAAGGCACAATATGACGCAATCGCCAATAAAGATGAAAACACTATCTATGATATTTACACAGCATAGGGGGAGGTAATATTGTGCGAGAAGGAATTTATGTAGGTAACAAGGAAGTTACTAAGCGTTATATTGGTGATATTCTGGTTTGGGAAAAATTAAAATTGTTATTTAGCGGAAAAGAAACGATATTCTATAATTCATTCACTAGGGAAGTATCTATATTGAATCAAGAATTATCTTTAGAAAATGTAAAAGCTATTGAAATAAACGGACAAAAAATAGCCGTTTCTAGTGTTAGAAAAGGAACAAATCTTACCGTATTCAAATTCGTTGATAGTGCAAAGGAGTTTGAACGAAAAACGAATTTCAAACGAAGCACACCTTATTACCAAGGAATTGATATAAAAGTATACGGAGGGGAATAAATGGACATCACTATTCAAAACGTCCGTGCGCCAGCACTTGAGCATAACGGACGATTTTATAAAGTGTTTCAGCCTCAATCACGAGACGAATTGCTGAAATTGCATCATTTGGGATGTACTGGGGATACCGTTATAACGGACATTCAGTTAGAGCAAGGAGATTTTCCTACTAGCTTTGTCGAACCTATGGTTACGCAACGGACTTTGTCTGGACTGTTTAAGGATATGAGGTCAATCGAGCTAGAAATGAGAGACCAAAACAGTACGCTGTGGAGTAAAATTCAAAAAAGCAACCAAGGCGCATTGACTCAATTTTTCGATACGAATGTTAAGAGTGCGATTGCACAAACGGCAAACGAAATCAGACAGGAAGTTCGCAACGCTTCTAATAGTGCTAGGGTGCAGGTTACTCCAGAGGGAGTGGTTATTGGCTCAACTACTCTTACAGGGGAACAACTAGCCTCAACCATTTCCACAAGTCCTAGAGGAGTTGACATCATCGCTCCTAAGATTAAGGTTAAGTCCGACATGATTGTGGACGGCGCGATAACCTCAAGCAAGATTGCTGCAGGATCAGTTACCGCAAACGCATTAGAAGTTGGTTCGGTTACGGCAGACAAAGTTAAATTCGATA